GCTTGTTCTCATAAATTTTTGAACCAGCAGAAACGGCTAGTTTAATTGCCGATAACCACATAATTTAGTACCAAGTTGCTTTTACAGGTTTTTTATCTGGTCTCATACGCTTTGTACCTCTTACATCTACCTCTTGTGATGTAAATGGATCAGTCATTTCGACTGGAATGCCACCTTGTTGCTCGCCTTTTGCGTTAGCACCAAGTTCAGGTACAACTTTTACGTTGTCTCGACCATTTTTTGTTTTTTTAACCATAATTATCTCCTTGAGTTGTGATTTATACCTTTTTCTTTGGAAAGTTTCTACCAAAATCGTGAATTTTGCTTGCATCAGCCATTTGTTGTTTTGCTAAAGACACTCCAGCACGTAAACCAGCTAATTGTTCGTTCTGTTTTAGCTTCGCTTCTTGATTTTCTTGGTTCATCATTGCTTTCATCTTGTCAAGATCTAATCTTTCTTGTCCTTCTTCCTCTTTTCTCTGATTTTCCATGGCTCTTAGGTCAACTTCTCTAGATTTTATCTTTAATAGTGGATCACCAGCAAACTCACCAGTAATTTTTTCTTCTTCTTTAGCATAATCTTCTTGCATTTCTGCAATTAAGATAGCTTTTCTAGATTCTATTTGATTTGTAATCTGTTGAACTCGTTGTTGCATCTGCATTACCTGTGGATTTTGCATCATTCCAGCCATCATTGCAGGATTTACAGCACCCATTTGTTGTTGAATCATTTGTAATTCTTGTAATTCTTCAACAAACTCTATTTGAACTTGCTCTTGTGCCATTAAACTAATGTGTTCTAAAATATTTTTTTGTAACGCAGCTGAAACTATTGGATTATTTTGCACCATGTTTAATCTCATAAAATTTAAGTGCGCGTCAATGTGAGCTTTGTGGTCTTGACCAGGAAAAGCTTGAAATGGTTTTCCACTCATAGCCATAATGTGCTCTAACGCAGGGTCCATTGGCACTGGTTGTGCTGGTGGTGGTAATATTGCGTTTACATTTTTTACTCCTAACGCATCATACATAGATCTATATGCTTGATACAAATTATGTATTTGAGGATTTGATTGTGCTAGTTGTAATTGACTTTGTGCTAAACTAATTCTTTGTGTTTGTGAAAATATATTTGGATCTGCTACAGGTAAAATATCTACTCTGTCATCAAAATCTTGTACTTTAATTTCACGTCTTGCACCTGGTACATCGTATGGATATACAGGTGGTAAGTATGTTTTAAATACTTCTGCTAATAATTTAAATTCTTGTTTTAAACCAACGTATAATCTTTTATGAATCGCGGACATGACTCGTGAGCCTCTCTCGAGAAGAGCGACGGTAGTACCAACAGCAGCTTGTTGATTCATATCTCCCACTTGCATGTCCGAGATCGCTGCAAATCTTTGACCTGCTGATACCACAACACCCATTAATTGTAATAATGTTGCATCAGGACCTTTAAAAGGTAAAGTCATAAACTGATCTTTAATGTTACCTCCAGGTGCATCTACGTCTCTAAACTCACCGGGCTGTAATGGTTGTGCATCATCTCTAACTCTTATACCTCTAGATTTAAATCCAGCTGGTAAGTTAGCTAAAGTTCCTGC